AACAAGCACCGCATGTCGCTCGATCAGGCCAAGACGGCGCTGGCCAAGACCGCGATGCAGCTGAACACCGAGCGGGAGCTGAACGCGGTCAACAACCAGGCTGCCGACCGCAAGCATCGGCGTGAAATCGTGGCGCAGCAGATGCCCAAGCCGGCAGTGCAGGCGCCCGGGCGCGCGGCTAATGGGCAGGCGGCTTCACAGGTGACGCAATGAAGAAGCCTAGCGCTGAGTATCTGACCGAGTCGGAATTCTGCAAGCGCTATAGGGTGCCGCCGCGGTCGGCGCAGCGCTGGCGTTACAAAGGAACCGGCCCCCGCTTTATTCGGATGGGACCGCGTCGCATCATGTATCGTGTGGTCGATTGCGAGCAGTGGCTCGCAGCCAACACATTCCAGAGCACGGATGACGAGCCGTTTCAGCAACCCGGCCCGGGGCGTTTGTCGGCAGCGAAAAGGCTGGTGCAATGAGCGAGCAAGCCGGCAACCCGTACAGCCCGACACGGGAAACACTGCTCCGCGAGTTACAAGAGGTACGGGCCCTGCTCAATGCGTATGGGGCACATGTCGATGAGATCCAGGAGAAGCTGGGGGAGTTGCGCTGCGCCGTGTGGCGTTTGTCGGCAGCGAAAGGGATGGTGCAATGAGCAGCGAGCCGACACGGGAAACACTGATCTGCGAGGTGCACGCCCTGCACGTCCTGTTGCATGAGGCGCGGGCCGAGTGCCAGATGTGGCGCATCCGTGCGGAAGCGCGGGCGGTCCTGATCGATGCGCTCAAGGCGAAGCTGGACGAGCTGCGTGGCCAGCCGCCGGAGTTCCCGGCGCGCGCGCTGCGCGGCGGTAGCGGAGTGTTCCTGGGATGATCAGTCTCCTCATCGGCTTGCTTGTTCTGATCCTGGTGTTCGGCGTGGCCTACTACATCGTGACGCTGCTGCCACTGCCGCCGCCATTCCCGCTGATCGCGCAGCTTGTGCTGTTGCTGATCTTCCTGCTGGTGCTGCTTGGATGGCTGCTGCCACTGGCAGGCGTGCATCCCTGGTATGGGCCAGTGCGCTGACCGACTTCACCCTCACCGAGCACGACAAGGCCAGCGCCCTATGGCTGCGGCTCAAGGCGCATTTCCAGGACCAGCTTGCCGTCGCGCGCATGCGCAACGACTACTTGACCCAATCCGACTACGACACCGCGGCACTCCGCGGTGAAATACGAACATTGAAGCGCCTCATCGCGCTCGATGCTGACCGGCCAGTGATCAAGGACTGACCGGCACGGCCACCAGCCACCGCAAGGCGGCTGTCACGGGACACCCCACACATGACACCAGACGACGAAACCGCAACGGCGGAAGCCGAGGCACGGGAAGCCGATGCCGAGTTCGGCTCCGGCTTCAGCGGCAAGACAGCAACACCGGAGGCCAAGCCAGAGCCCGCGGCAACCCCACGGGCAGACGGCGAGGCCGCGCCGGAGTTTGTGCAGATCACCAAGAAGGAATGGGATGAGGTGCGCGCTGCCCATGCGCGTACCGCGTCCTACGATGCTCAGTTCTCGAAAGCCTTCGGCACCATCGGCAATATCCAAAAGGTGCTGAACGATATCCAACGCGGCGGAAAGGTAGAGATATCTGACGCCGCGTTCGCCGAGCTGGACCGCGACTTCCCCGAGCTGGCCAAGCAATTACGTGCCGCCATGGCTGGGGTAAAAGTCGGCATCCATGGCACTGGACAGCCTGTTGCCGCCATCGACGACAACAGGATCGAGACCATGATGGCCAGCTACACGGCCAAGCGGGAATTGGAGGTGCTGGAGGACCAGCACCCGGACTGGCGGCAGATCGTCGGCGCCATCGACGCCTCGCGTGAGCAGCCGGACCCGGACAACCCGTTCCGCAAGTGGCTCTCGGGCAAGGATCTGGCCTACCAGGACCGCATCAACGCGACCGAGAGCGCCGCGGTCATTGGGCGCGCCATCACCCTGTTCCAGCGCGAGACCAAGGCCGCGGCAGCTGCTGCGAACGCCAAGCCGGTGGCGCCATCGACGCCCCAGGCTGACGCGCGGGCGCAGCGGATACGCGATGCGGTCCAACCTCGCGGCAGCAATACTGTCGCCGGAACCAACAACCAGAACGACGAAGACGCACAATTCGCGGCCGGCTTCCGGTCGCGCTGATAGCAGTTGCCTACGATGGACTGACGACGACCGAGCCGCGCCTCGCGCGCGGTCCGGCCTATCACCGGCGCCCTGTGACGACGGTTTCCACCCACCAATCCCGCAAACCGTCAACATCACAGGACCACACCCATGGCCATGCAAAATTTCGCCCTGACTCCGGGCCGAATTGCGAAATACAAGGGCGAGATCCTCGCCCATGCTGTCCCCCTTGAAGTGCTCGGCAAGACGGGGAGGCAAATCCCCATGCCGCGCAACAACAGCGACACATACGTTGCCCGAAAGTGGTTGCCGTACGGCGCCACGGCAACATCAGCGTCGACGCAAAACCAGTTCTTCCAGACCGGTACCGGCGACCGCGGCAACGTGCTCGCCCAGGCGCATCAAATCCAGGAAGGCGTCACCCCGCCGCCCGACAGCATCGTGCCGCTCGATATTACGGTTGTCGTGCAGCAATACGGCTGTCTATACGGGTTTACGGACAAGACCTACGACCTGTACGAAGACGACATCCCCAAGGCGATGATCGAGCAGATCGGCGAGCGCGTGACGCTGGTCAACGAGATGATCATCTGGGGCGCGCTGCGCGGCTGCACGAACGTCTACTACGGCGGCGCCGGCACATCCATCCTCACCACCAACGGCGGCCTGACGCTCGGCCTGGTGCGCAAGATCGCCAAGGGCCTGCAGGCCAACCACGGAAAGCCGGTCAACAAGGTGCTGAAGGCCAGCCAGGACTTCGGCACCGATCCTGTGGCGGAAGGTTACACCGTCTACTGCCACACCGACCTGGAGCCCGATATCCGCGATCTGCCGAACTTCGTGCCAGCGGAGGCGTATGCGAGCGGCACCCCGATTGCGAACGAAATCGGCAAGTGCGAGCGGTTCCGGTTCATCACCTCGCCCGATCTGCCCGCGATCCAGGACGGCGGCGCGGTCATCGGCGCAACGGGGCTCTACACGACCACCGGCACCAATCTCGACGTGTATCCGTTCATCGTCGCGGCGCAGGACGCCTGGGGTCAGATCGCCCTGCGCGGCAAGGACAGCCTGTCCCCCACGTTCCTGCCGCCCGGCGACAAATCCAAGAGCGACCCGCTAGGGCAAAGGGGATATGCGGGCACGATCTGGTGGAAGGCGGTCATGATCGAGAACCCCGGCTGGATGGCCGTCGGCTTCGTCGGCAGCAAGATACTGTCGTGAGTGGTCAGGTAGAGGAGAAACCCAATGCTTGACACAGTTACCCGCTATCTCGCGGGCCTGTCTGACGCCCGCGATGCAAATGCGTTGCGGCGCATTCTTGAAGCGCTCGCCGACCGCTATTCGTCGATGCCTTTGATGACAGCCGGGCTCGTCATCAAGGCCGGTGGCGGAGTGCTCGCTAAGACGGGCGCCGCTGCATACTACGGCGTTGCCAACGGCGCGCTGGTGACGATCGCGGCCGGCACCGACATGCCGGCACTGACCGGGATCAATTTCACGTCCGGGCAATACACCGTGGCCTGCTTCTTCATTGACAGCGCCAGCGCTGTCACGGCGCTCGGCGGCACGCCGGGGGCGACGCTCGGTGCCGTTGGCTGGCCGCAGTTCCCCAGGAACAAGGCGCTGGTTGGCTTCCTGATCATCACCTACGCCAGCGCGTTCACCGGCAACACCACGCCGCTCGATACGGCGACCACCGTCTATATCAGCCCCGTGGGCCCCTTCGATCCCACCGTGCTGCTCTGAGGAAGGAACACCACAATGGCTGACAATCTGAACTTCAACGTCGGCATCACGCAGAACCAAGTCTCCGCTGCGATGGTGGCTGGCACCACAAGCACCTACACCACGACCGTGACCACCACCTGCGTGATTAACGGCAAGTTTGCCACCACGCTCGGCGCACAGACCAACACGGCGACGCCAACCACCGACGCAGCGACCAGCGCGGCGTTCGTGGCCGTGCAGCCGAACAACTGCTGCGCGCTGGTGCTCGGGCAGACCGCCGCCGGCGCGATTGCGATGTGCCAGGGGCCGATCATCCCGACCAACACCGGCGTGACGACGACGGTGGGCACATTCGTCCGCGCGCCGCAGTTCCCCGACCTGCCGAACGACTTCTGTCCGCTCGCCTATACCATCGTGCGGACAGCGCCGTCGGCAGCGGCGTGGATACCGGGAACGGGCGCGTGGGCTGCGTCTGGCGTCAGCTGCACGACGTTCCAGAACGTCTGCCAACTGCCGAATAGGCCACAAATATCGTAGCCGGCTCGCGGCGCGGGCGGCCTTCGCTCCGCTAGGTGGCGTGTGGCCCCGAGCGCTCCGCGCCGTGCAGTCGGGGCAACCAAAACCTTGGAGAGAGTGGGTTGTGGCCTCGGTCATGCCGACAGGGAGCGACCCCTGCGAGCGTTCGGCGTGGCCCCGCCTCCCGCACTAACCACAACCCACCACACTTATAGCATACCGGAGTGAGCGACCAATGGCCTTGAAGATTGGCGAACTGCACAGCGAGCAGATGGAGAAGGTCGAGCAGAAGCCGCCGGTGCTCGATCCTTCCACCTATGACGGCGACGTGGTGATCGGCGAGCGGATCGCGAACGCCGACTATCTCGCAGACCTCGCGATGATGGAGGAGCCGGTAGTGATCCGGTTGGAGCCGAGCGCGGAGAAGAACGCGGCCGGCGCACAATTCTTCTCCGTCAACGGGAAGTGGGCCGAGATTTTCATCAATGGCCGCTGGCACGAGCAGGGTTGGCTTCCGGTCGGGCAGGTGCTGACCATCAAGCGCAAGGTGCTGGAGGTCATTCTACGCTCCAAGACCGATAGCGTGCACAACAAGATCCTGGACCCGGAAAGCGAGCGACCGAACAACGTCATCGACCGCTATACCACGCCGACGACCAGCTTAAGCATCCTGGAGGATCGCAATCCAAAGGGTGCTGCATGGGCCACGGAATGCCGCCGGCGGAACTACTAAGGACCATCCCATGATCCGCATCATCCTGACGTGCCTTGCTCTGGTTGTCTCGTGGTTTCTGCTGGCACAAGTCGTACCGGCTAGCGCTGCGACCGTCACTGTGCCTGGGCCGGTCATAATCGTGCCGCTGGATGTGGCGAGTGTGACGACCGGCGGCGTTGCGGTGACAGCGCTGAATGCGGGCAACCGTGCCGCGGGCGGATGGCTGCTCAATCCGACCGGATCGGCGCAACCGCTTTGCATCAATGAGTCGGGCGCCGTCGCATCTGGCACGGTCAGCGCTGGATCTCTGATCTGCATCGCGGCTGGCGCCAGCTTCAACCTCGCACCGAGCGGCTTGCCGGTGTCGGTGGTCTCGAGCGATAGCGCCCACGGCTTCGCGGGCGAGGGTTATAAGGAGTGACCCGCCTGGTGCTGATCATTGCGGCGGTGCTGGCGCTGGCGCCGGCGTTTGCCGGGCCAAAGCAGGATTTGGGGGCCAAGCAAGGCGGCCCGTCGGCTATCATATCGAGCACCCGGCACGGCTTCCCATCAGGGCTTGGTCCGTGAGTTTGCCCACATGAGCGGCGGCGTGGTTGTTGCAGTCCGGTGCCACATGGAGCGGCAAGGGTGGTGGAATCCCATGCTTGGCATGTGGCTCATCCGATTGCACGGCGGAGAGTACAACTATGGGCACCGGGTAGCGGTTCGCATAGTCTGCGACGCACCAAACGCGGCAGCATCGGCGAACATGGCGGTAGATTCCTTCCTTAATGACCATCCCGGCTTCGACTGGGTGTGCATTGTGGACAACGACATCTGTCCGCCAAATGATCTGTTCCAGATCCTAGAAGGCCTGCCCGACGAGATCGATGGTATTGGGCCGATCTCGCATATGCACCAGAACGGCAAGACGCTCGTGCAACAGGGATGGGGCGGCTTTCATAAGGGGTTCGAGGGTATCGCCAACCCAGAGGTGCCGCAGCGCCTTGAGGTGGACCGGCTTGGCGGTGGTGCGTGGTTTGTGCATCGCCGTGTGTTCGGCCAGCTGAAGCGTCCCTACTTCGTCGAGTTGTTCGATGCCGACACGCATATGCTCGTGGTCAGCGACGACGTGTATTTTCAGTACACAGCGCGCGAGGCTGGCTGCCGCTTTATGTGCGATACACGCTTTGTGGTGAAGCATTTTCATTCGATTGACATAGCGACCATCGCTGGCAGGTAGCGGCGCAATGACAGAGCGAGAAGCCCGCCTAAAATGGTGCCCCTTCACCAGAGCTTATTGGAACGGCGCGGCCATCAACAGAGTCGTTCCCGGCTCGCAACACGAAGGCCAAGTCGTCATGGAAACGCGCTGCATCGCTAATCAGTGCATGGCGTGGCGGCAGGCAGGGCCGAATGACTATTACTGCGGGTTGATGGGAAAGGATGATCGCTGATGCGGATGCTCGTGCTCCAGGAGTTCGGATACACGTTGCCTGATGCGCCCGAGACGACGCATACCGCGAGCCCTGGGGAATGGCTCGATGTCGAGAGCCCCGAGCACGTTGCCTCACTGATCGCCGACGGACGCGCGCAGCTGGCCGAGCAGCAGCCACAGGCAGCGATGGGACCGCAGTTCCACTTGGCCGCCGACCCGATCCACGTCACGGCGGCCGATGTCGAGAAGTACGGCAAGGACGAGGCGTTCGCCCGGGCGATGCGGGCGCATGAGGAGCTGAAATGAAACTCCTGCTTATCATGGCCGGCATCATTGTTGCTACCTGGGTAGTCGGCGCAGCGTTAAACGGCTGGTCACGTGAGCAATGGCGGCAGTGGTGGGACAGTCGTCCGCCATTTCCGCAACTGTGTGATAAGCATGAGGAGCGACAGGGCTGATGGGCTCCATCGCCACGTTCGACCTTGCGCGTATCATCGGCACCTGCGGCATCAAGCACTTCGTCGAAACCGGCACGGGCAGAGGCGCCGGCATCGAGCACGCCGCCCGCTTCGGCTTCGAGACGATCAGTTCCTGCGAGATTGAGCGTCAGCTGGCCGAAGAGGTCGCGCAGGCGTTCGCAGAGGACCCGATCATCCACATCGAATGCCGCGCTTCCGCCGACTTCATCCTAGCAAAGTGCCGCGCCATCCCGGAAGACGAGCCGATCCTGTTCTGGTTAGATGCGCACTTCCCCGGCGCCGACTTCGGCCTGCGGCCATTCAACGACGAGCCGGACGACGAGGTGCGGCTGCCGCTCGCCGAGGAACTGCGCATCATCGCCGAGAACCGGCCGGCCCGGCGTGACGTGATCATTGCCGACGATCTGCGGATCTACCTCGACGACGAGTTCGAGCACGGCAACATCCAGGGTCCGCTGCGCACGCTCGTCCCGCCCAAGCGGACCATAGATTTCGTCACCGAAGCCGTCGGCGAGACGCACCAGGTCCAGAAAGTGCTGCAGCACGAAGGCTATTTGGTCCTGATGCCGAAGGGCACCAAGCCGGCGCCGAAGCCGATCCGGCCCGTCACCTATGACCCGGACAAGCCCTGGGCGCTGGTCTGCCGGTTCGGCGGCGTCGGGGACAACTGCGTGGTGGCGAGCGCGTTGCCGCTGCTGGCAGAGGAATACAATGTCGAGGTGATCGCTGCCGCGCCGCATCACGTCGTTTTCGAGAACAATCCATCCATCGCCAAGCTGTCGGTGATCCAGCATCCCATCCCCGGCGACCTGTCAGAATGGTGGCGCATCCGGCGCCACGGCTATGCCCACACCGTCCACCTCTCGCACAGCATGGAGGCGTTTCAGGCGTTTCAGCCGCACCAGACCTATTTCGAGCTCCCTGATGAGGCCCGGCGCTGGATCTGCCGGTATTCCTACCTGGAGGTCGCCCACGCCTTCACCTGCGTGCGTGAGGAGTTCGGCCACCCGCTGTTCTTTCCGACGGACGAGGAACGGGCCGATGCGCAGGCGATGCGGCAGAAGTTCGGCCGCGGCAAGAAGATCATTGGCTGGCACGTTTCGGGCACGCGCGTCGACAAGGTCTATCCGCACTCCGGCCTGCTCATTTCGCGGCTGATCCGCGAGTTGGATGCGACGGTATTCCTGATGGGCGGCCCGACGGACCGTGAGCTGGCGCAGGCGATCGCCGACCACGTCAAGCGGCAGAACGGCGATATCGACGGGGTGCAGATCGCAATTCCCGGCAAGCACGACGTAATCATGCAGCAGGATGGCAGGCTGATCGAACCCAAGATCAACCCCAAATTCGAGTGGGGCATTCGGCGGCAATGCACCATGGCGCAGTCGGTCGATTTGCTCATCGCACCGGATAGTGGCCTGGCGTGGGCTGCGGCGATGGAAGACGTGCCGAAGATCATCCTGCATTCGCACGCCTCGCCGACGAACATCACGAAGCACTGGAAGAATGTCGTGTCCATGATCCCGCCGGATCAGGACGCGATTCCGTGCTGGCCATGCCACCTGCTCCACCCGTCAATCTCAACGTGCAAGACGCCGGTTGACGGCGCCTATGCCGGCTGCATCAGCAGCATTCCCGTCGAAAATATCGTTGACGAAGCGCGCAGGGCGCTCGCTGTGTAGCGCCTCAGAGAGACATGCGAGGCACGGAAAAGGTTGCCGGACGCGGCGATACTTCCTGGCGGGTGCCATTGTGATCGGGAGGTTCGACTCCTCCCCCTCGCGCCAGCATCGACCGTAAGACCGCCTTGTAAAGAGGAGACACGCCCATGGCTGCCGTCGGATCGCCGTTCTACAACTCGCTGAACAACTGGTATCTCACCACCACCACCGCGCCAACGCGCCCCACCTCGTGGGCGATCGGCCTGTCGCTCGGCTCGCCGACGCCGACCGCGGCGTCCGAGCTCGCGACCGGCAGCGGCATGAACCGTGCGCCCGTTGCCTTCGCCGTAGGGAATGCGGGCGGCTCATGCACGAGCAATACTGCCTTCTCCATGGGGCCGAACTCGGGCGCGGCGCAGTTCTCCGGGCTTCAGCTGTGGGATACCAGCGCCGTGACCGGCGGCAATATGCTGCTGTTCGGCCTGCTGGCGACCGCGCGCAGCTTGGGCGTCGGCGACTATCTGCTGTTCGCTTCGGGGGCCATCATCGCCACCATGGGGTGATCTGCCGGTGTAGCCGCGCCTGAACTAGTGCGGCAGAGGGGAACAGCAGGTGGCTAACTTCAATGGGGGGGCCACGCTGGCACCGGCCCCCCACCTAACCCCCACTGCACGCGCCAAACTTCTTGGCAGGTCGACGCTCTCGGCCGCCGCTACACTGACCCCGACCGCCCGGGTAATTCTCTCTGCCCGAAGCGCCGAACTCGATGTCAACCCGACCTTCGGCGCGGGCGGCGGTGGCGGCGGTGGCAATGTAGCCGTAGACGCCACGGCCACGACGGTCACAGCCGGAACGGGGGCCTCCGCCACCAATACGACATTGACGGTTGGCGCCAGCGCCACGTCGATGATCGCCTTCCTGGCGACAGACCTGACGATCACATCGCCATCGCTGCACTGGGACAGCACCGGCACCAATCAGTTGATGACGCTGATTGGACACGTAGACGGAACAAACGACCACATCTGGATGTTCGGTCTAGTCTCTCCGACAACAGGCAACCACACACTTGCTGCGAGCTGGACGACAAGTGCCGACTTTACCCTCACGGCGCAGTCCTACACCGGCTCTGATACATCGTCAGTCGCCAACTGCTTCGGCAACTTCAATTCCAGCAACCTAAGCGGAACATCCACCACTCTCGCCATCACTGGAGATGTCGGCGATCTCTCGGTCTGCATGTCCGCCACTCCACAGGCGGTAAGTGCGCTCACCGCCACCAGTTCAGCCGCGATCTACAATAACAACTTGAACTTTGGGTCCGCCGGCTCTCGGGCACCCAGCACAGCATCACTCACCTGGACATCCACCACCGGCGTCTCGGGCAACATGCCGATGTGCGGCTGTTCGGTGAATGCCCAGGCAGGAGCCGGCGCTGCCGTTACGGTAATAGCTGCCGCCCAACCAGCCGAACTCGACGTTAATCCGACGTTCGTTGCGACTGCTAGGGCAATTCTCGTCGCCCGAAGCGCCGAACTCGATGTCAATCCGACCTTCGGTGCCGATCCGACAAGGCAGGCAGGCGCCGGTGGCCAGAATTACGACGGCGGCACCGAGTTCGATGTCAACGCCGGCTTTAGCGCCGACGCCGATGCCATCTTGGTCGCATCCACGCATCCGGATGCCGTGGCGACCTTTAGCGGCGACGCTGATGCGAAGTTGCTGGGCGCGGCAACGCTCGCGGCTGCCGCCGCTCTAACTCCGACGCCTGTCCGGGCCGTCCCCGGCACCGCGACGCTCGCGGCGGGGGCTGGCTTCGTCTCGGATGCCGATGCGAAGCTGGTCGTATCAGCGACGCTCGCGGCGGGCGCAACCTTGGTGCCGACGCCGGTTCGAGCCGCTGCGGGAGTCGCGACGCTATCGGCTGCCGCTGGCTTTGTCCCAGACGTTGACGCCAAACTCGTCGCATCGGCCGCGCTGGCTGCGGTTCCGAGCTTCGGCGCCGATGCCACGCCGCAAACTGCCACAGGCAATTCCTACGACGACGGCGCCGAGTTCGATGCCGCTGCGACGTTCGCCGGCACGGCTGCGCAAGTAGCGGCGGCAACCGCCACGCTCGCTGCTGCGGCCACCCTGACATCGACGCCTGTCCGCGTTGTTCCAGCAACTGCGACGCTGGCTTCTGCTGCGACACTGACCTCGACCGCAACAGCCGAATTAGTTGCATCTGCAACACTGCCCGCCGTCGCCACACTGACGCCGACGCCCGTCCGGGCTGTTCCGGTCACTGCCGCCCTCGTGGCAGGTGCCACGTTCGCCGGCACGGTAACGCAGACAGCCGCCGCGTCCGCGTCTCTGGCCGCTGTAGCCACCGTGACGGCTACGCCAGTGCGCGAGGTGCCGGCTACTGCCACGCTGGCAGCGGCTGCTACGTTCACCGGCACGGTGACACAGACCTCGGCGGCTAGTGTAGCATTCCCCGCCGCTGCGACACTGACGCCGGCGGCGACCGCGAAGCTGCTCGGCACGACCGCACTCACGCCGGCCGCGACCTTCACGGCAAATCCGAGAGTACCGGCCGAACGCTGGTCGGCCACCAACAAATATTCCGGCCTGGCGGTCAGCGGCGCCGGGCAGATCACCACACGGACCACGGCCAACGATGGCGTCCGTGGCAACGATGTCGGCACGCTCTTTGTCAGTACCGGCGCGTACTACTGGGAGCTCGCGCTTACATCACTCACGACCGACGACATATATATTGGCGTCGCAGCTTCATCGTTTGATGGCACATCAAACACCGTCAACATTGGAAATGCTAACGACGCTCTAGGCTTGTATACCTGGCAGGGTGGCGCGTTCTATTCCACAGCCGCCGGAGATTTGAGCGCCTATAGTGCTCCGAACTACGTCCAGGGCGATGTCGTCCGGTTTGCCTACAACGCCACCACCCACCTGCTCTGGGTCGCGGTCAATGTCGGTGCGTGGTATCCGAGCGGCGATCCTGCGGCCGGAACCGGCGGCTTGCCGCTGTTCGCGTCGAACTACGCCGGCGGCATAGCGCCCGCTGTTTCGTTCAATGCTCAGAACAACCAGGTAACGGCCCACTTCGCCCAGGCGGACTGGACCTATTCAGCGCCGACCAGCTTCGTCGAACTACGCTCTGCCGCTTCCGTCTCAGCTAGCACGACCCTGGCGGTGTCCGCAGGCTTCTCCGCACTCGCCAACCAGATCCTACGGGCAACAGCGGCCCTCGCTCCTGCCGCCACGCTGACGCCGACGGCGACCGCAAAGCTGGTCGCAACCGGCAGTCTGGCAGCCACCGCGACCCTGACATCGACGCCGGCGCGCGCGGTTCCGGTCACCGCGATGCTGCCGGTCACCGCCGGACTGACCGCCGATCCCACAGTCCAGACTGGTGGCGGCGGACCGATCTCTGCATCCGCCACGCTGACGGCCACTGCCGGCTTCAGCGCCAGTGTGACAGCCGACCTCGCCGCGAAGGCGACGATAGCAGCGGCAGCCAGCCTCGCTGCCAGCGCAACAGCGGAACTCAACGGCGCAGCCACGATAGCCGCGGCAGCCGGCCTGGCTGCCAACGGCACACCGCAGCGGCCGGTAACAGCTACGCTGGCGGCGAGCGCCGGAATAGCCGCGACGGCACGGGCCAAGCTCGCAGCGAGCACAGCGCTCGCGGCTGCACCGACCTTTGCCGCCAATCCGACACTGATTCCTGCCCCGGCAGAAAAGTGGTCGACGACCAACAAATACGGCGCCCTGACCGTCACCGATGTCGGGCGCACCACGACGCGGACGGGCGCCAACGACGGTGTGCGCGGCTGCGATATCGGCACGATCTTCGTCAGTACGCGGTCGTACTATTGGGAAATCCAGATCGTCACGGCGGCTGCCGATAACGTAACGGTCGGTCTCGCCAATCCGTCGTTCGATGCCACGGCCGCCAATAGCCTGGCCAACGATGTCAATGCCCTGGAATGGGACACATGGCAGGGCAATGCAGGATTTGCCACCGCCGCCGGCGATTACACTGGTATATATCCGCCGCTCTTTGTCCAAGGCAGCGTCTGCCGGTTTGCCTACAACGCCAACGTTCACAAACTCTGGGTAGCGGTCAACGGGGGCGCCTGGTATCCGACTGGAGACCCGGCGGCGGGAACTGGCGGACTGACCCTATTCGCCTCGATCTACGCGGGCGGCGGCGTGGCGCCGGCGGTTTCGCTCAACAACCAGAATGACCAGGTAACCGGCCACTTCGGCCAAACAGACTGGACCTACGCTGCGCCGGCCGGGTTCGTCCAGATCGCCTCGTCGATCTCCGCGAGCGCGACACTGGCGCCGACGCCGACCATCGCTGCAACGCCGGTTGTCGAGGCGCGCGCCACGGCGACGCTCGCTGCCAGTGCCACGCTGGCGGCAGCGCCGGACAAGGGCGCGGGGGGCAGGGCGCTGCTAAGCGCTGCTGGCGGCCTTGTCGCCACGGCTGGTCTGCAGGCCAGCGCTGCGACAGTCCTGACGCCGGCAGGAGGCCTCAGAGCCTCGCCAGGGGTGCGGGCAGCCGCGGCGGCGACGCTGGCTCCAGCAGGCGGATTAACCGCCTCTGTGACGGCGAGGGCTGTTGCGGCGGCGACGCTCGGGGCTGGCGCCTCGCTGGTCGCAGACCCGACGGTCCATACGTTCAAAGTGCCGACCACCGCGACGCTGGTCCCGTCTCCGACGCTGGCCGCTACGGCGAGGCTGAAAGCTAGGGCAGCGGCATCGCTTGGTGCCAGTGCGTCATTGAGTGCCGATCCGACGGTCCGGGCTATCCGCATAGCCGCCAATGCGACGCTGGCCCCGACCGCAACTCTTGTCGCCAGTCCTGCGCAGTTGTTCGTCGCAGTGACCGAGATGGCGGCTCGGGCAGCGCTGGTCGCTGATCCGACCGTCTACGCCAGGCAGCTCTATACCTTCCAGGCAGCCGCGATATTCGGCCCGATTGCTGCCTTCAGAGCCGATGCCCAGGTCCGGCCGGCGATCGTCGAGATCGATGTCATTTCGCCCCTATCCCATGGCGCCGAAATCGCAGCCGGCACAGTGACAGACCGAGGCGCAAAGATCGGTGTGCCGGCATTCGCCGCACGTGGCGCAACCATCGGCATCGGACCCGGCCCGGGGCCTCGCGCCACAATCGGTCTGCGCGATGACGACGAGCGAGGCGCGAAAATCGGCATCAGGCCATTGGAGAAGGTGTGAAAGTGTGAATTTCTTGGATTTGGCGAGATCGGCAGTCATGAACTGCGGCGTTGCGAGCGGTTCCGCTATTCAGACCGTATTGCCGACCGTCACAGGCGCAACCGGAAGCGTTGGTCGCATCGTATCTTGGATCAACGACGGCTGGACCGACATTCAGATGGACCACGACGATTGGGGCTGGATGCGGTCTTCCAACCTGCTCGGCGGTGGCATCGCGCTTCAGACCGTTGGCGGACAGGCCAGCTACCCGCTCGGCGATGATCTGACCAAGGTCTTTGGCAAGTGGGAAAAGGGGACGTTCCGCGTGTTCCCGACAGCAGTGGGGTTCCGGGCCGAAACGTATCTGACCGACATCCCGTTCGACACCTGGCGCGACAGCTACATGTATGGCGCGATGCGGACGGTCAAGACGCGCCCGGTCGCCATCGCGATCGGCCCCGACAACTCGCTGAACCTCGGGCCGCCACCAAACGACGATTACACCGTGACGGGCGACTACTTTGTCGCGCCGAGCACGATGGTCAACGACTTCGACGTGCCGGCCGGATTGCCGGAGCGCTTTCATATGCTGATCGTGTATCGAACCATGATGAAATATGGGCGGTACGAGAGTGCGCCCGAAGTCTGGGAGCGAGGGTCGGAGGAGAACGCCGGAATGTATGCGCAGTTGCAGGCGGTGCGCGCGCCCAAAGTGAGTTGGGCAGGCTCGCTTGCATAGAAAAGGAGATTTAGCATGACAACGCAATCTGATATTGACGCACTCAAGGCTTCCTCGGATCAGATAAAGACAGCGGTCGACAGTCTGCAGAAGTTGGCTGTAGTGATGCAGGGCCAGGTCGCGGCGTTACAGCCAAGCGCCCCGCCCGTGCCCACGACCTCGCCGGACGACACATGGATCACGGCGGCCGGTCAGATCATCTACGACAACCACAGCCCACCGTGGCCGTGGACGCTCGTCCAAGGGGCTTCCGGCTTTCAGGTCCAGGCGAACGGCATCACCGACGGCAAGACCGCAGGCGTCGTTAAGCTCGGGTGGTTCGGCGGGAAGATCCATCAGGAGAACAACTGGACGCCGCCTGGATGGTGGAACTCGGCACCGACCAATCCGCCAGTGTGGGTGCAGGAAAGCGACCCGACGGTTGGGCCTCCTCCGCCACCGCCCCCTGGCAGCGCCACGGGATTCACCGTGAATCAGGCGAACGGCTTCCGCGATAACAAAGGCAATAAATGGGAGTTGCGCGGCGTCAATTGGTGGTGGGGCGAGTTCAACCAAATCAAGGCCAACGTATACAGGAATTTCCCTGGCATAAATTTCGTGCGCGTGGTCTGCGGCGGGGATACCACCGTAGACAACATCAGATCCATGGTCGCCGAATTGACCGGCAGGCAGATAATCTGTCTGATTGACTACCATTCCGGGGTGGACGGCTCGACCATCGGCTGGTATCAAAACATGTGTGCGGCTTTCAAAAGCAATCCGTATGCATTCATCGAAACTCCAAACGAGCCGGGCGGCGATGTGAGCGGCGATCAGATACGGATCATCAATGCGTGTCGCGCCGCCGGATGGACCAATCCTATCGGGTTGGAAATCAGGGGCGGATGGCAGCTCGACAACGTGGGACCAACCATGGCTTCAATCTCCCAGAACAACCAGATTTTCCTCTGCCCCCATAACTACAATGACTGGTGGAACGGAAACCTGCAAAATGGCTGCAATGCGACCGGGCTGTACTCTGTCGTTGACGAGTTCGGCGATTCAACAGACGGCGGAACGGTTGATGCCAAAGGCGCCGATTGCGTGAGGCATATCATCCAAAGCCAGCAGGCCCATGAGTGCGGTGCTGCGTTCTGGAGTGCAACCAACGGCTACCATGAGGGGGACAACCTGTTCTTGGACGGGAATGGCAATACACTGTCCAGCATGGGCAAGCTGATGCAGCAAATGGGCTGGCTTGCATGAGTGCTACTGCCCAAAAGCAGCAGTGGCCGGCGGTCAAATACACACAAACACAGCTGGGCCATGGAAGCAACGCGCAGGGCCAGACATTTCCTGGCGGCCTCGACCTCACCACGCCGCCGCTGCGGCTGCCGCCTGGTGCGCTGCATGACGTGCTCAACTTCGAGGTGGCCCAATTTGGCGGTTACACGCGCGTTGCGGGCTACGAGCGCACCGATGGCCATCCCTCGCCGAGCACGGCGACCTACATCATTGTGCAGGTCATTGCGGGCGATCCGTCTGTTCCAGCGCTTGGCGATGTGGTGGGGCATTCCGTGCCGGCCGATTTCACTACCGATTTCGACTCTGACTTTGTCTCCTCGCCTCGAACTATTGCCGGCAAGCCAACCATTGGTCAGACGGTCATTCAGAGGGCAACCGGCGCGAGCGGTCTTATTGCGGTCATTGTGACAACACCAACACCGTATTTGGTGCTGACGCGCGTTTCCGGGCAATTTGATGATAGCAGCCAGTTGGAACTTCTGGGCTTTGGCGTGCTGGGCGTGGCGACACCTCAAATATTCCAGGTCGATGCGAAGACAGATGCGATCTACCGAGCGGCAGCCGCTGATGTCTATCGTGCACTGATCGGCAAGGTGCCTGGCAGCGGGCCGGTGCTTGGCGTCGTCAGCATGGCATTCGGAGGGGTCGACCAGCTCTATGCATTCCGTGCCAATGCTGGCGGCATCTACGCGCTGCTCTACCGGGCCAGCTCGATGGGCTGGGTGCTGATACCCTATTTTCATACCGTGGAGTTCACGGCCGGCGGCACGGCGATACCGCTCGATGGGGACACGCTGACGCAGGGAAGCGCGACTGCGACGATCAAGCGCGTGATGTGGCAGTCCGGCTCATGGACAGGGGGAACGGCTGTCGGACGGTTTGTGGTCGACCAGATCGACCACGGCGACTTCACGGCAGGCGCCGCCACCACGACCAGCGGCGCACATGTGACGATCTCGGACATACAGAAACCCATCGTTATGGCGTCAGGTGGACGGTTCGAGTTCGTCAAGTGCAACTTCTCCGGCCAGCTAGTTACCCGTCGGATCTACGGCGTCGATGGCGTCAATCCAGCGTTCGAGTTCGATGGCGAGACGCTGGCGCCGATCAGCACCGGATTGACGGCCGATCATCCGCTGCATATCGCGTTCCACAAAAACTTCCTGTTTCTCGCGCAGGCTGCCTCGCTGTTCTATTGCGCTGCCGGCAATCCGTTCAAGTGGAGCGCGGTCGATGGTGCGGGCGAGATCGCGACTGGCGACACCATCACCGGCATGATCACCCTGCCGGGCAGCCAGACCACCGCAACGCTGGGCGTGTTCCTGCACAACAATAGCGCGTTCCTTTACGGCACCTCGCCGGACACCTTCAACTTCGTCACGTTCAACACCGGCATTGGCGCGGTGCCGTACTCGATCCAGAACCTATTCGACACGTTCTTTCTGGATGACCTTGGCGCGGTGACGCTGAAGACCACGCTGAACTGGGGCAATTTCCTGCCGACCACGCTGACAAAGAACATACTGCCGTTCATCGCCCGTGAGCGCGGCAATCTGGTGGCATCCGCGGTCAGCCGCGAAAAGAGCCAGTATCGGCTGTTCTTCGCCGACGGCTATGCGCTCTACTGCACGGTGCTGAACCAGCAATATCTTGGCGCCGGACTAGCGTTGTTTCCAGACTGCATGACTTGCGTGGACAACACGAAGCTGGTGACCGACGATGAGGCGACTTATGCTGGCAGCGAAAGCGGCTATGTCTATCAGCTCGATCGCGGGACCAGCTTTGATGGGCGAGCGATCAATGCCTATTTTCAGACTGCATGGGATGCCATCAAGTCGCCGCGCATTCTGAAGCGGTTCAGGGCAGCATCGATAGAGGTGCAGGGCGATAATTACACGGAAATCCAGTATGGCTATCAGCTCGGTTACAATTCAGACCAGATCGCGCAGATTCCAGACACGAGTGCAGTTTTGAATCTTGGCACGGTTCCGTTCTGGGACAGCTTCGTGTGGGACGAGTTCACATGGGACGGTTCCGGGCTGTTTCCGACTGATGTCGACGAGACAGGAACGGCCGAGAATGTGCGTGTTACGATCACGAGCGGCACGAACTATATCGCGCCCTATACAATCAACAGCATCATTCACCACTATAGCATGCGTCGCGGTATGCGCGTCTAAAAGGAAAAGATCGTGACCAATCCGTTCTACACGCCAAGCGGCAATCCGGCCTCGCATAGCAAAGGGCTGTCAGAGCTGGTTCGCGGCGAGTTCACAAACTTGCAGGCCGCATTCGATCTGATCGATACGTCGCTGGGTAGCGGGGCGACGACGGAAACGGCGCGCGCTCTGGCGGCCGAGGCGCTGCTGGCGCCCTTGGCATCGCCGCATCTGAGCGGCACTCCGACAACGCCAACAGCGACCAATGGCTCTGCGACGACACAGATAGCGTCGACGGCCTTCGTGCTGGGCACACGGCCGGAGCAGCTTGCCACGGCCGCCGCGGATCTCTCGATGGGCGGCAACAAAATCACTGATCTGGGAGTGCCGCTGGCGGCTACGGATGCGGCAACGAAGAATTACGTGGATGGCTTCGCCTCTGGCATGCAGATGAAGCCGACCGCAGATGCCGCGACCGCCTCTGCATTGTTCCCGCCGAACACCTACGCCAATGGCACGGCGGGGGTCGGCGCCACCCTGACAGCAACCACTGTCGGAGTGCTCATTGTAGACGGCATCGCTCTGGTTGCCGACCAGCTCGTGCTGGTCAAGAATGAGGCCGCGCAGGCGAACAACGGCCTATACATTGTGACGACCGCTGGCACGGCGGGCGTCGCATACATTCTGACGCGCGTCACCAGCATGGACCAGCCGGGGGAGTTTGCTGGCGCCTTCGTGCCAATCCACGCCGGCGGCACGGTCAATGCCAATACCAATTGGCTGTGCAATCCAGCTGGAACTGTGACGGTAGGCACGACGGCCATTTCGTTCACGCAGATGAATTCGGCGACCTCGCTGACCGGGGGCGCCAATATTCAGGTTGCGGGAAACCTGATTTCTTTGGTTTCATCTCCAGCGCTCACCGGCAATCCGACTACACCGACGCCGACAATAGACACGTTCGGCACATATATTGTGAATACAGCCTGGATTGCAGGCCAAATGTCGACCCTTACGCCGTGGATGGACGGTACTGCTTCTGCTGGCATATACCCTCGCATGTCGCGCGGCGATCATGTGCATCCTACTGACACGTCGCGCTATGCTGCGAGCAACCCGGCGGGCTACCAGACCGCCGGGCAGGTAGGGTTCGCCATCGCTGGCAAGCAGGATGCGCTTGGGTATACCCCGATCGAGCAGGGTGGCGGCAGCGGCCAAGGCAGCAACAAGATCCGCATCGGGTGGAGTGGCTCAGGTCTCAAGGCGCAAGTAGACGGCACCGACTTGGGCATCATTCCGACGGTAAACTACCCGGCGGGGTTTGTCACGGCTGCTGGCGCATCGCAGACCTATATGCCGCTGGGCGGCGGCGTATTCACCGGCGGGGTGGTTTTTAATCACACCGCCACCGAAAGCAGCGTCGGTGCGTTTTTGGTTACATCTGGAATATCTGCTCCAAATACTTCATGGACGTGGGGGATTTCAGCCCAAGCCGTCGGTGGGTTTGCCGCACAGGCCTTTCTGACAGTCTCGGACGGTCGGCTAAAGGACAACATCCGCGATCTCACGCCAGGCGAGGGCGTCGATTGGGTGCTGCGCGGCCGCCCTCGCCGCTACCTGCTCGACGGCAAGCCGACTGTTGGATTCGTGGCGCAGGAGGACCTCGCGGCAGGTCGCGAGGAGGCGATCGGGCAGCTGCCGAGCGATGATGCGCGCATGGCAGTCAGCGATGGGTTCGCCAAGGCCGGGCACCGCCTGATCCGCGATTACCAGGCGGACATCGCGTTCCTAACGGCCGCGCTACAGAACGCGCTCACGCGCATTGCGGCGTTGGAGGCGCGCGGCACATGAGCGGAAGTTTGCAACCGGGGATCAATTCTCCCACCGTTCCGCCGCCGGTCCCGCCGCTGCCTGGGGCGCCTAACCCGCTCGGTTCGCCGACACCGACCGGGCTGATCAATACTGCCCCAGGGACCGCCACAGCGGCGTCAGGAGTGCCCGGGGGAGCAGCCCCCGGCCCGACGCCGCAGACCGTCGGCGGGTCCACCGTGACGCCCTACACGGCGGCCCAAGCCCAGGCTGCGAGCGCCACGGCCAACCCGTTCACCGTCAAGGCCGACCAGACCGTCTCCGGCCAGATCAGCAACATCATCGCGTCCGGCTCGCCGCTCATGCAGCAGGCAGAGGCGAACGCCCGCAACCTCATGAACCAGCGCGGGCTGATCAACAGCTCGCAGGGCATCACGGCTGGCCAGTCGGCGCTCTATACGGCGGCCACGCCGATCGCGACGGCGGACGCCAACACCTACAACCAGGCCATGACGAACACGGTGCAGGCGCAGAATGCGGCGGCATTGGCAAATGCCCAGATGGGCACAGCGGTCAGTCAGAGCAACGCCGCAGGGATCAATACCGCCCAACAGACTGCCCAGCAGCTTGCCGGCACGAGGGACGTAACCCTACTGAATATCGCCAGCGCAAAGGATCTAGCTACAGTCAACAATGCATCGCAGCAGTTCATCGCGCAACTCAACTCCGCCACGCAGCTGTCGGTCCAGGACAAGCAATCGGCCACGCAGCAATTCGTCGCACAGCTGAACGCAAATACCCAGCTGTCGATCGAGGATAAAGCGACGGCATCATCACAGCTGATTGCGCAGTTGAATGCATCCACAAATCTGTCGATCCAGGACAAGCAGGATGCAACGTCTATGGCCGTTACTGGCCTC